TGCAACTAATATCCATCATTCAATGACAGAAGCTAGCTACATATCTATTGCAAGTAGGGAGCTTTGGAAAAATCGGTGCAAGTATTATTCTGCTAGTTTTTTTGACCAAACAGCACACTACACAGAAAGTGCATGGATTGAAATTGATAATCAAGCAAGGGATCTAACTCATCCTGGAAGAATATCATCTAAAAAAATGGCTCGATTAATTTCTAGAAATATTGCTTAAAAAATAGTTTTAGTTGATTTATTAATGTCGGTTTTAAGTCTAACTATATCAACCTTAAACTCTATTTTCACAATCTCGTCTTTATATTCTCGAAGCGTTTCTACTAATCTAGTAGCAATTGTATCTTGGTCTAAACTGATAGTCTGTTCTTTAATATTAATTTCCCATACTCTGCCGTTAGCAAACTCTAGATGAACTACATCTAGATAAGCTATAGGCACCGTATTCATATAAAGATCCTCAAAGACTTCTGGCCATTCTTTGACCAGATGTCTTGGAGGTTTAAACAGCCGACTAGGCATCTACTGATTCTTTAGCCTTTGTTGTTTTTTTAGCCGGAGGATCTAACTCGTCTGCATCTTTACGTAGCTTGGCTGCTTCTTTATACATGGCATCTGCTTGACTACGATAACTTTTAGCAATATCTTTATCAGACAATGCTTCGTTTGATACAGCTTGAGCACGTACTGGCGCAGGAATGTCAGTGTCAACTGCCGGTACAACTTCTTTCTTCGGTTGCTCTCGCAACTTAACTGATGGAGTTGATCCCTTAACGAAGTTACATAGCTCGTCGATTGTGCAATTCTTTTGCTCTGCAATCAATACATTTAATTGATCCAACGGCATATTATGCTGATTAGTTGGAGTCATAATAACTGAATCAGATGGAACCTTCTGCATACGATTATCAATTTGCATAGCCTGCAACATTGGTCTACCGTCTGGGAAATACTTGACAAACATCTGCTCACCAAATTCAAATGAATCTTGTGCAGGCTCAGTTTCGACTAGATCCATAATAGCATTATGATATTGATCTGGCAATGTTGCTGTAGGCAACACTAATGACATATGTGATTCGCCTGGCAATGTACGGAAAACAACAATAACTTTATTACCGCTGTTTTTCATTTTACCGATGTGTTTTAATGACTGCATATTAAGCCTCCTTTTTGTTTGCTACAGATTCTAAGAATGTGTTTAACTTATTGAAAGTTTTACCTACCGCTTCTAGCTCTGCTGCTTTAAACGCCCCGCGCTGACTTGCTACTTCTATAATACTCTTTAGTGCAACTAGATCGCTGATATTAAGATCAGTACTAGATTGTGCTCCTTGAGCTGGCTGTGCTGCAACATCTTCGATTGCTTTAACTTCTTCTGTCATATTAGGTTCTCCTTAAATGTGGACAGGCTAACATAAAGTATGTTAGTTCTTTTTGGTCTTCAAACGCCACAAACGTGGCAGATTTTAATTTTCCGTCTTTATCAATTGCAGGTGATCGAACAACACAATATCGTCCTTTCAGTCTAGCATCAACCCAATCAATTAACTCATTATCAAATAGTACCATCTCTCCAATTTTTGTTTTGGCAAAATGTGGAGGCAATGTGCTTACTCTACGTTGTTTTAAAATAGCAATAGGGTTGAGATTGAACATAGTGAAAATATTTATAAATTATTGTTGTTAGGTTGCTGATTCTTGGCTAAATCTTTTTGCTAGGGCCTTGTTATATCCTATCTTACGGATATCCCCAGAAAATAGATAAAGCTCGAATGCAGCACGTTCACGTAGTACAATGATATATTTTTTTGTTATAAAATAGGGAGATTCAATAAAGTTATCCAACCAAACTAGTACTTGAGGAGTAATAGCAAAGTCTTTAGGAAAGTCTACTTTATATGTTTTAATTTTAGCATGATCGTTGATAAACGTCAATGCGTGTTCACTCAAACGTTGCCCGCCTTTGTCCTTATCGCGAACGTTCCACCACCACAGACTGCGATATTGTTTGAGCGTATCCGAGTCGGCTGGTTGTCCTGCAGCCTCTAAGAATACCTTAGTATAGGTATCCTTGATGTCCATATTATTCTACCTTTTCACCAGTGGTTAATTTGTATACTTCAAAGTCTTCAGTTTTAAAAAGACGATTTAGTTTCTTAGCAAGATTATGCGCATGACCAGGATTGCTAAAACTTACTTTCTTATATTTTGGGCCGGGGTAGCTAGCAACTAGACTACCACTCTTTAGATTAAAAGGTTGGCCTTTATAGAAAACCGCCCAGATAGCTTCACTATTAAGAATCTGTTCGATCTTAAAGTTTTCTTTATTTGCATGTTCTAACAATACTTTTGGCTTTGGTCTGCTCATACTATACGTGTTCCTAGTTAACCACGTATATATTTATATCAATTAAAGCCGCCCCCGTCGAACTTAACATCGATATTAGTAGTTGATTCCTTAATTACAGACAACATAGCATGTATTTCTTGTACAGTCTTGCCTAATTTGCTAGTCATAATAGCTAATTCTGCTGTTAGATCTCTAGCTTCTTGAATACTGATACGAATATCTTTTTGTTGACTACGTTCGGCAGCAACTACCCGCTGAATTAGCTTTTCTACACTAGGTAGATTAGTAGGAAGATTACTTTGAGACATTTGCTAGTACCTGCTTCATTTCAATTTCTGTTTTAAACGGACCTTGATATTCATAGCGTTGTAATGTAATAAGTTTGGGACAGTGACTCTTGACCCACCCTTTTTCAAATTTAATAACATAGTATCCAGCACAGTACAAACTCTTGCTATCTCCGCTCTTAGTAAAGAGTGGAAGCTTTCTTTGAATATCAAACATTGAGTTGTGCGGAGTGGCACTAGTTGTATATCCGTGGACTTCATTTGGTTCTGCACCTGTTGCTTCTTTAATAATCTTAACAACAAAAAACGCTTTGCCAAACTCTCGAGTTAGACTTTCTTTGTTATCGTAAATTTTAATTCCAAATTCATTGCTTAGAACAAACCGGTTGTCATCATTCATCCTAAGTGTTCCAAACTTTTCTCCGCCTTTTTCAACAATCCAAAATTTATTGTCGATGATCGGTTTAGCATGTAGTTCTGTTGTCATAGTGTGTATCTCGCATTTAAAGGTTCAGCATATGCTTGTGCTTGATCTGAAATCTTCTTTAGATCGTACAGTCCGCAAAACTTCATAAGTCGCAGACCAACTTGACTAATGTTTTTATTAGCACTAGTTGCTTCTGCAATATTCTCAACCATAATAGATTTAATATCGTCGGGCTGGTGTGCAAGGTCGATGAGTCGACGATTGCGTTCGTAATCTTCTAGCACTCGATGTTCTAGTCCGTTGTGGTCAGTCCATCTCTGTAGCATTAGGTTGTTCCACGAAAAGCCTTTGCTTTTACGATCTTCAAACGCTTCAGTGAGGCCTACTTTTTTGCTTGTGCCTTTAGTGCGTACACCGGGATATGCTGAGAAGACATTATCGCTAGTATCGCCACGCATACATTTTTCAAACAACAACCACTCTGGATCTGGGATTGCTTTAGGTAGTTGTGTTTTCTTGTCAATGACTCTTTTACCTTTTGCGTCAAATACGCCTTCATGGGTAATTGTAGTTTCCATTACACCGTTGTACTGTTTTACATTAGGCGCAATTAATTGTACAAAGTCAGTGTCAGTACTAATAATGATGTGATTGTCGTTAGGATGACTCTGTATCCAGCCAGCAATAAGATCATCTGCTTCTAGGCGAGGATGTTGCATAACTGTACAGTTAGTCTTATCTTTGATAAAGTCTTTAAACGTGTCAAATGCTTCCCAGAAGATTTTTTCTTCGTCTGCTTCTTTTTCGGTATGTGCGGCACGAGCTGCTGCACGTTGAGCTTTATAAGGCTTGTAGTAATCTTTGCGCCAGCTGCGACCTTCTAAACAGAAGATAACGTGACTGCCGTTAAAGTCTTGCCACGCCTTCTTCACGCTGTTAAGAGTGATATGAAACGCCATGCCTAGCTTAATATCAGCGTCGCCGTTAATAACGTGTCTAGCACGAAAGAATGTATTTGCTGTATCAACTATAATGTAATTCATTTGTTGTTCTTTTTAACTGTGTTAATATCGATCACACCAGTGTTTACTGCACCGCCGAAATCACCATCTATCACTACGCCTGCGCATAGTTCACGGAACCAACGATCGACAATCTCTTCTTCTTTGTCGCCATCAAACCCGTAACCTTCTTGCTTTAATTTTAACACAAACTGTTCGTTCCAGTCAAGCTCAAAAAACCCATTACGGATGTTGTCTTTGTTTACATGTGTTTCGATTACACCTACCCAAGGTTCTTTTAAACGAGTTGCTTTATCTTTTGCGCTAAGTTTCGCTACTTCTTCTGCTTCTTTAGCAAGCACTGCTTGTTCTGTTGCTTCTTTTGCAATTTGTATAGAACGTTCTGCATCTTCTACAGCACGTTTAGTTTCGGCTTTGATCTTATCAATGCCAAACAATTTTTCAACCCACTTGTTCATTATGTACCCCACTCATTTTTAAACAGCGGCACTTGCAGTCGGTCACTGTATCGCAAACCGTTCTTCATAGCTAGCACTGCTACGTTCTTATTGTTCATAGCATATACACTTTCGACACCGCCGACTGGCATTAAGTAGACATGTCCTTTAAACCCTGCTGCACGGAATGCAGCAATTGCACGTTCGGCATCGGCAAAGTCTTGTTCTGTAGCAATAACAAACTTCAAATATGCTGTACCAACTTCTTCATACTCACAAACAACTTCTGGCTTAATAGCGTCTTCCCACTTTTCACCACTGCATGGCAGTTTAGCACTTACACTGAATGTAAGTTCTTTACCTACTTCACTATTCCACTTAGCCAAGAAACCTTTAAACTCCGGAGTCAGTTTTTGAGTACCGTTTGTTTCAAAAGTAATCTCTTTCAAGTCACGCATCTTGGTGTTGTTAAGCAAATCCGGATAAGCACGTTGCCAGCCCAGTAGCGGCTCGCCGCCTGTAATAACCAAGTGTTCGTCCTTCCAATGATCCTGCGGGAGAATTTCCATAATACGATCTACAATTGCTTCGCTTGTAAGCATCGGACTAAGAGTTTTGAACTCTGGCATCCAGCTAGCGTAGCTATCACAGCCAGTACTAACTAGTGGCAAGTCCTCGTATTTTGCAAACATATGAGCAACTACTGAAATTTCTTCAGCTTCCTTGCTTAGTTCACCTCTAGGCATGCCAAATCCGCTACACGTAAAGTTGCAACCAAATGTGCGTAGAAATACAGAAGGGACGCCCATATAACGTCCTTCACCTTGAATGCTGTAAAACAGCTCTGCGATTTTAATTTTACTCATAGTTTATTATACACTCTTTTTCTGTAATTGCCAAGAACCGTTGCCTTGATCTAGCCATTCTAATGTGTCTCCTTCTTTCCAATTTTGCATATCTAACAGATCTTGCGGTATTGGCATAATAAGATCGCCATTCTCGGGATCTTCTTTTAGGGTAACTGTCCAGTGTGTCATATTCTATCACTTAATAATATTTTACAAAGTAATGCGTCTTGTTCGTTATTGAACTCAAACGACATTGAATTTTCTGTAGGATGGGATGTGTACTTATCACCAGGAAGCCCAAACTGTTCTAAAACCATCGCGCAGGTTTCATTCCACCAATGACTATTTTGATTATCCCAAGGAACGAGTATAGTATTCATCGGCCTCTTAAATTAGTACTAGTCTTACTAATCTTAGGACCTGCGCTTTCAAAGTCCATGCCCGCCATGCGACCTTCATACTTACTACCATTCCAATTCATCAATAGTTTAACACTCTTGTTCATAACCACAGTAAGGTTACGTCCCTCGTTACACTGCATGACTTCAGCCTCCATCTCTCTTTTACTGGAAACCTGAGTAACAGTACAGGTGTTATCGTGCCTAGTTATTACACTCATTTTGTCCACCATTCTTCATAAGGAAATTCAATCCACACATCGTTTTCGGCTTTGTTAACTTCCATACCACAGTAGTTCATACCTACGCTGCATTGGCTAGATAAGTTATCAACAACAACAGCAAATCTTACGTTGTTACTCCAGATCTGTTGCCAACTGGTGTCATCTGGAAAACAGCCACTTGGCCAATCATTCATCAGCCAGTTTAGTGTACTGCCTTGATCATTAATGTCGTCAACAACAAGAATGTTCTTTCCGTAAAACGCATCTTCAGCCATGCCTAGATTGCTAGTACATTCTCCGCCGTCACGCAAACTGATATCTAACGATTGCATGGGAACGTTTAAGTAATGGCTGATCATTACAGCAGGCAATAATCCGCCTCTTGTAAGTCCTACAATGAAATCCGGCTTCCAATTATCTGCGGCAATTTCTCTACAGATAGTAGAAACTAAACCTTTAAATTTTCTGTCATTAATTATGAGTTTGTTCATTTTGTTCTTTACGAGTTTTTAAATAATATTCATTTTGAATCCATTCATCATTTACTAGAAATCCCCATTCTCGTTTGTGGGGACCTGGCATAAACAATGTCCAAGGAGTTATTCCTTCTTTTAATTCAATGCGGTGATAACTAGTAGGGCTAGACACGCGAAAATGACCGGGTCCACGCCACTTACGAATCTCGCAACTTTTTGTACCATCTGGATTAAATTCTGGAATCCATTCATAATAGCCACCTTTTAAAATTAAAGTAAAATAACTCCATGGATGATCGTGAACATCATCTGGATCACCTTTATGGAACTTGTGTAGAAACACATTAAACGGAAAATGCTTTCGATCTTTTAGAAAAAGATAATAACGGGTTAACAACGGTTCGTTGCTCACTCGATCCATAATTATACGTTTACGACCCAGCCTATCTAAAAAATCGAGAAACCATTTCATTTACGTGTCTCCATATTTACTAAAGAAGCAATACACTTATCGCTTATTGGATTCTTGGAGACTCAATGTATCAAAGAACTCTTTCTTTGTACCTGGATCTTTATTAAACGCACCTTTAAGCACTGAAGTAGTTGTTGAACTATCGTGTGCCATTATGCCTCGGTTCTCACAACATCCATGAGTCATTCTTAAATATACACCTACGTTTTCTGAATCAGTTGCTTTACTAATTTCTCGAGCAATGTCATTACATAGTTCCTCTTGTAGGGTGCCACGGCGAGCACACCACTGAGCAATGCGAGTATACTTGCTAAGACCAATTAGTTTTTCTGCCGCAATAATGCCAA